TTTTCCCTGCTCATATAAGCTGGCAATCGGCTCCGCTCGCGTAATTTTGCCCTTAGATGCCCGTACAGGTCGATACGATACTGATTTATCCACAATCCGCAGAATTCTTTCGACCATATCGCCGCCATTATTGACCTCGGCAACGATCCGATCGGCTGAATGCTCGCGATAAAGTTTCACGGCTAAGTTAGCCCATTCGTCTGGTTTGTATCGACCGCTTTCATCTTCTAAGACGTAATATCGATTATCTTCGCCTAAACCAGCGACGATAATGCCGGTTTCGTCTGATTCTGCGCCAGAAGTAACCGCCGGATCGATCGCGATCACGATTCGGCGCATATCTGGCAGATTTTCGGCTTTTCGACGCTCCCGGTCAATCAAACCGTGCGTCCAAAGCGCGCCCTCTACATCGTCGAGGATTTCAGCGTATAGCTCTTGCCGTCCTAGCCGGGTGCCTTCGTACTTCTCGCGCCACTTGTCTAAGACAGTCTGCGACAGAGCAGTGTTCTCAAACGTTGAGCCGTGTACGAGATACGTCTTAGGGTCGGCAATAATCTGCCGAATGAGCTTCGTAGGCCTAGGCGTTGAGGTTAGACAAAGCCTCGGGTGCTTGCCGAGACGTACTCCTAGGTTTAGCTGGTCGTAAGCATCATCGTAGCGCCAAGCTGCGACCTCATCGCCCCAGGCGTAGTGATACTGAGGGCCGCGCATTCGATCTGGCTCATGCGCAGAGAAGCCGAGCAGCTTCGATCCGTTCCAAAGAACAAGCTCTGACAAATTCCGGTTATAGGCTTTGTCGATTTTGCCTTTCCAAAGGCATACCTGCGGGATCGCTTGAATAATGCCCGACGGACCCTCAAAGCAAACCCGCCTGAGATCGGATGAGGTAGGCGCGACGATCGCGCCGATCGTTTCGGGCTGAGTTAGAGCTTGAATAGCGATCCAGTTAGCACCGGCTAGCGTTTTGCCGAACGAGCGACCAGCGTTGATGAACCAAATAGACCACTGGGCTTCCCTGGTGCCAGGAAAGCCATTAGGCGCTAGCTGGTTGGGTCGAGCGGTTTCTATCCATTTCAACGACGCTAAGATTGCCGCCTGTTCGCTTTTGCTCGGCGAGTCTTGCAACAATTGCTCTAGCCTCGTCAAGCTCCGCTCGGAAATCTCCGACATCGCGCCCATTCTCTGTAGATTCTCCTAATGCTAATCGTCCGACTTTTTGCGCTGTAGCAAGTGCCATAGCCATAGATGACAGCGCGGATGAGGTGAAGATTTTGCGCTCTGGCTCCAGGCCTTGAGCGATCTTCTGGCGCTCGTATTGCGCCGCAACAAGCAGTTGGCCGATCTCTGCTTGTATCGCCTTAGCCAGCTTAAGCGATGACGAGTCGAATTCGACCGAAGCCTTGAGAAGCTCTTTCCGCTTCTTGGCATCGATATCCTCTCTGAGCTTACGCTCGAATATCGCTCGCTCTTCCTGCCAGCCTTCCTTTTTGCAGCGCAGCGCGATTGTGCCGTAGTTAACGTTGTACTCGGCCTCTAGCTGTTGGTAGGTCGGAAACCTACGGAAGCCGTTTTCGTCCTCTACGCCTTGAACGTAAGCGGCTCGTACACGCTGCCACAGCTCTTCCGGGTATTTAGCGCCTCTAGGCATTTTGTTCCAAGATCAAAGAGAAAGTGCAAGACACTGCCGAATCACCAGAGCTTGAAACCGCCCTAGCCTCTATATCCGATTTTTCGGGAATCGCTAGCGCAACGCCGAAATCGAAGCCGACGAACTGATTGGTTAGCGTTAACACGGTTTTCGTCTGAAAGACTTCACCGAAAGGACGAACCTTTAAACGCACAATAACGTATTTGTTAGAACTTTCCGCGCCTACAGAGACGGTTCCCTGTTGCATGTACGCCGTATATCCAGCAGGAACCGTATAGATGGTCATAAGAGTCTGACCTTCTCCAGCGGTGATGCGAGCGTATAGGTTCGCAGGTACACCAGATGTAACCGTACCAGTGCCAATATTGATATTGCCTGCGTTCGTCTGGCCGCTTCCAGCAGTCAGTACGCGAGCGCGAAACATTCGAATATATGACTTAGTAGTGCTTACAGCCGTCTGGCCGTTAAGCGTGATCGTCTCGCTCGCCTCCGCATAATTTTCGTCGAGCCCTGAGATAAGAACCGTTCGCGCACCGGTGCCGGCAGCGGCATCGTCTGCTGATGAACTACTTACCGTCATCGTAGACGCCGAAGGGGGATAAACGTATAAGCCGCCAGCGTCCCATATCGTTTCTTCGCTGGTACCCACCAATTGGTTGTAACCAAACTTGAATTCAGACTTATGCTTGTAGAGCAGGCCCTTCGAAAGCTGAATTCCGGTAAATGAATCTATCGGCATTTGGTCACCAGAGGGTTAAAAAGTGTTTCCTGTGCGTAATTTACATGGATAAACGATAACAATGCAATGTCACTGCGGAGGGGAGACTCGGGTACTTGAGTCTCGCAAAACGTCTGATGGCCTTAAACGTAGGCGCAAATGCACACTTTGTGCGTACAGGTTTACCACCGTAGAGCGCATCTTAGAAGTGCAGCCGGTACCTAAGCCAGCCAAGCCAGCGCCACAAATCCGACCAAAACCGACCAAAACCGACAAGGTTCACGTTCGTAGGCGCATAGAAGACCTAGCGCTAGAAGATTCCTATTTCGATACAGGCTCACGCTATCGATGGTAGCCAGCCCATAGATATTTACTACTTTACGCAATTTATAAATTTGATTAATGTTCGCTTTCTGTGTCCTATCGCATCCTAGATAGGTCAGATTGGTGCGAATGCTTTTCTTAATGACTCTTGGGTCATTTACTGACGCTTAGTCCAGCTTGGTGATTTCTTAAAGAGCTATTGATTAAGACTGGCTTACGGCGTCTTTTTAAGGAACTTTTATGGGTCCACGGATGATGGAAATTCTTACGCTAGTACATAAAGGTGCGACGCTTAGAGAGGTAGCGCAGAAGTTAGATATCAGCTATTCGACGGTTGCCGTACATCTGTCGCGTATCTACCGGGCTTGTGGCGTTAAGGATGTTGACGAGCTACGAATCATTGATCGGCGCGAAATCGAGCGTCGGATGGCCGTTAACTTGATCGCTCGCAAATTGAAGGCTTGGAAGGGCTCTCCTGATCTTAAGAGGCTTATGCCGCACGTTTTAGAGGAGCTTAAATAATGTGGTGGGTAATCATTGGCGGCTGGATGGTGCTTTCGTGGTTCACGCATATTATTGCGTGCCTACAGGATGGCAGTTGGGGCTTTCTGATAGCCGGGGCGCTGTTCTTCCCGATTGCTTGGATTCACGGAACTGGAGTGTGGTTAGGGGTATGGTAGAGCGACCAGTTGTCGACCCGGAATATTTCTGGCGACCGATTGATACTTACCCTGGCGGAAGTAAAGCACTGCTTCTTAATCGTGCCGGTATGGCCGTCGTAGGTAAGACCACCGGCAAAGATGACTGGTTTGTGGCGTGGTGCCCTCTGCCGAAGATTCCGCCGGACATAAAACAACTGCTGGGGAATACATGACAGACGATGACCTAAGGCGAATTCTGCTGCGGTTGAACCTAGATCGTATGCCGCAAAGCAAGGAAGCGTATTACGAGGCGCTTAAACGGGTCGTGGCAGAAGCCAAGCGACAAGAACAGTGGAAACCAGCGACCAAGATTGGTGCGCTTTTAGGAGATTGACCTTGAGATACGAACAACTGCAAGACAACATCATCGGCTGGGCGAAAGATCGCGGCATCATCGAACACAGTACCGCTCAAGCTCAGTTCTTAAAGGCCGTCTCAGAGCTTGGCGAGCTAGCCGATGCGCTAGCCAAGAACCGACCTCAAGAACTGGTCGATGCTGTCGGAGACGTACAGGTTTGCCTGATCAATATGTGCGAAATCCTGAATATCGATACGGTCGAATGCCTGGAAGCTGCATGGCAACAGATCAAAGACCGTAAGGGATACATGATTGCTGGCGGCGTATTCGTAAAAGAAGATGACACGCCTAAAGCCTGATAAAGACTTCGTGGCGGTGCAAGCTGCTCGGATGAAAGAGCTATTGCACCAGAGAGCTATGCTTGAGCGCGACGATCTCGAATACGTCGTAGAGCGAATCTCTAAGCTCAAAGATCAGCGCTTACAGGAATGCGTGGCAGAGCTTATCGGCTGGTCAGACGATGATAGAGCGGAGATAGAGACGTTCGTGGCGATCGCGATTGAGATCATGAAAACTACGAACGTTTCTAAGCTCAGAGATGCAGCGCGTAAGGTTGAATTGCGCTTTCTACTACGAGAGCAGCCAGAGTAGAGATACGCTATCGCTTCTTATGTTCTTGGCTCACGATTTGTGGTACCGCATTCTTCCAGATTACTTTATGGTGTAGCCGTCTATTCTTTGCTCCCATTTCAGAAATTTTTACGCAGCTAGGTGCATACATGACCGAGTAGAAGCTCTTAACGTATGTACCTAGATCGAGATAAATATCCGTTAGACCACCCTGATTGGCTTGTGTCTGTATCTGTTCGAGTCGAATCCTAGGCACTGTAACGAATAGCAAACCGAGATTGCCTAGCGTAACGTATGCGTTCACATCTTCGTTGATTCGACCCATAAACTTAAAGGGCCGCTCGGTAGCCATGAAAAACGAATTCATCGCTTTTCTAGAAAAGAGTTTTTGAGCACCGATCTTGCCAACCTTAGAGCCTGGGCCACCTACGAAATCACCACCTTGCGACATGCAAACTGCGTGGGCTTTAGACTCTATAAGAAAGTCTACGAAAGCCTCGCATATCTTATTCATGTCATTTATTTTTGTTTGCGCAGTTATATATTCGTAATCGTTGTTAAAGGTATGCCTGAACGTAGTGTAATCATCATCTAACTGCAAAAAGTAATCGATACCTAACTCTTTAGCGACCACAAAATTCCAATTGCGAGCGTATACAACCGAATTGCGTTTTCTGAAGTTATCGCCACTGTCGGTGTAGTCAATAGCCGCTTGCTTACTGAACACTACTACCTGATCTTTGTATAGCTTCTTGTATTCGTCAACCTGCGAATCTTCATCATCTACCATTAGATATATCTTGCCAGTGTAGCCCTGCGCTCTTAGCGTCTTGCATGTGCGTACATTATTTGCTCGACCATGTGTAAGGATGAAAACGGCAAAATTATTCTTCATCTTCATCGTAAATGTCCTCTATTTTTTTGGACAAGTTTACCCATCCGTTTTTAATCGCATCATCGAAATCGACGATCACCAACGCAGAAAGCTCCATCAATTCCTGTACTTCTTTAGATGAGTGCGCGTAATAGTCAGCGATCCTCTCGAAGTTCAAGACCACATGCCTTCCAGCCGTAAGCATTAAGAAGTCTTTTTCTTCTTGCGGTATCTTGGCTTTCTTAATCGCATCTATGATCTCGAATGCCTTCGAGTCATCGTAAAGGTCTTTAACGTTGGGCTTTTCGCCGGACGGCTCATAGGTCGGAGCTTCTACTTTCTTCGTATATGGATTGTCTTGCTCTAAGTCTACGTCGAGAATTTCTGTTAGTTCTTCTTCGTTGAAGCCTAGCAGATCGATATTAAAGTCAGAATCCTTTAGATCGGCTATCTCTAAAGCCAGCATATCCAGATTCCAGCCGGCATTAAGAGCTAATTTATTGTCAGCAATGACTAACGCCTTTCGCTCTGTATCCGATAGATGATCTAAGACTATGACCGGCACCTGCTTGAGCCCGAGCTTACGCGCCGCAGAAAGTCGGCCATGCCCAGCTACGATTACGCCATCATCGCCAACTAGGATCGGATTCGTAAACCCAAACGCCTTTATGCTGGCGGCGATCTGTGCGATTTGCTCTTCGGAGTGAGTGCGCGAATTTTTCGCGTATGGCAGTAGGCGATCAATGTCCCACTGCTCGATTCTGTCTACGATTTTCATTTGACTAGATAGTCCTTAAGTACGATACCGTTATCGGGATCGCCTACGCGACATTGCCGGACCCAGATGTTACGCCCGGATGGTAAAGATCGCCAGTGGCCGCGCCGATCATGCGCCCGAGGGCTTGCGTGGGTACCACCCAGGCTAACAGACTCAGTAGGCCGAGGATCGACTCGCAGCATCTTCCATTCGAACATCGGTTTAGACTTTATACGCGCCAAGCCTGTCGTTTTTCTCACCCGGTGGTAGCAAGTCTGCGGCTTCTGCAATCTTGATAACAGAGTGTCGATCACTGCCAGCGCTTGTACGATCTGCTCTCTGCTCGGCAACGATCCGTCTTTCGGCGGATATAGCTTCAGCCCTTCCTCGGTATTCATGTAGGCAAACGGCGCAATCGGATGAACCTTATTGCCTATGATGACTAGCCCCCCTATAGCCACGCTATCGCCTCCGTATGAGGCCCTTATAGAGAACCAGCTTCCAGAAGCATCTATCGCCACGATCATTGTTTGATCGTATGGCAGATGCAAGAGCCTCTCGCCGTCTAGCTCGAAGTGAACCTCTTGTTTAAGCTGGCCGAGATCGAACCAATGCCCGTCTGGGCTGAATTGCGAGAAATACCGAATCAGTGGTGTCAATTTTCGCTCCTAGTAAATCAAACGATCTTTAGGAAATCTTGATATGCAGACTCGATCGGCTCTTCGGACCCGCGCAAACCCTTGGCCCACGCCTTCCTTGTCACTCTTAGAAGGGTATCGGCAGACGTATCGCCCCTAGCCTTACGAACGTCTGCGATGTATTGATCGGCTGCCGTTTTAGGCGTCTTAGCGGCGGCGATCTTACGCAGCAGCCATCTCACTTCGCAAAAGTGACGATAGCTTTCTGATCGCTTGTCTAGCATCGTCTCGCCTACAGTCTGCTCCATCTGTCTTTATCAAGTGGTCTAGTATTTCGCGCAACCTACGATCTTCCTTAGCCCCGCGCATCAGCAGATCGACCGCCTTAGCAGACCCAGGATACTTAGCCCAGTCTAGAAAATCATAATCCGGCCTACGAATCGTAGTCTGAATCTCGGCATGCATCTGCTTACCGAGTTCGGTGGCTTGGTGCTTAGGCGGCGGTAAAGCCGCTCTTTGTTCTGGTCGATTGTATTCTCGACAAAGCTGAATGAATTCAGCTAGAGCCGGAGGCCACTGCGGAGGATTCTCGGCCAGCGATCGCAAGGCAGCCTGTATTACTTCAGGCTTGGTGTTCTGTAAGAACGACTCCCAGCTAGCGGCCATCTCTTCTCGTGCTTCTGGTGCTATCTCAAAGACAGCAGCGACCTTCTGCTGCCCAAAGAGCGTACTAAAACGGAACATTATTCGCTGGAAGTAACGGAACTCTGTCATCGCTTTCCCCTGAGTTTCGCTGATACAAAAAGTCTAAAGTATCTTTCTTCTGGTCGGCTTTGCTCTTCTGAGCCCACTCGCTCTTAAAACCAACCCAGCCCCGTGTTACGCACTCTCGAAGCACAGCCTCCAGGCTAAGACCGGCCTTCCTTGCCTCTCGGCTCAATACGTCTAGCGCAGTCTGCGTGATATCCGCTCGCTTGCGCTTCCGCATCTGTACGAAGTCTGTCCAAGTCTGCTCGGTCACTTCTGGTGGGCACTCAAGCACAGGCGCACTTGTGCGCTTCTTCTTTTCTATTGGTTCTTGGTTAATGGTTAATGGTTTATGGTTTGCATTAGGGGTGGATTGGGGTGGCGATAGGGGGGCTATGGCCTCGGCATCTCTATGCTTAGCCCATCTTATAGCCGCGCCTTTTCTGCCGCCCTCAGCAATCGACAAATATCGTGCGATCTCTTCATCGCATCGCTTGTGTCGCCAAACTTGCGTTGGATTGTCATCATCACCGCCGGATTCTTCTACGAAAAACTCATGCAGTACCTGCTGGACAGCTTCCACATGATCACGCAGGCGAATCATCCTAGCTATCTGGTCTGGCCTTCCGACTGGCGGATGTTGATGCAGATAGTAGTGATCAATAAGCCTTCGGTAGGCCAAATCCTCGATATCAGACAGATGCGAGGTGTGTGCGTAGTAGTCACCAAGATGAAACAAGAATGAATGCAAGCCAATCTCCATCGGTGGACAGTCCCAGAGTGAGAATTCCGGGTCGGGCCAACCTGACGGTTGAAGATACGGGTCTGAGACCGTCCCCGATGGAGACTGCTACGACCCCAACCTATGCGCTTCTCACGGCGCAAAAGCACTCTAAGACATGGCGAGCAGCCTGTAAAGCGATAGCTGATTAAAGTTTTTTATCGGCCATGAAAAATCAATAGAAATATTTTTCTCATATGATCTTTACACCAAGAGTAAATCTCTATAAAATTCAATCATGCAAGTTTGATTAAGAAGTAAATTTTACTAGGAAAGAAATTATGAAAACGATTCAAGCATTACTGCACAAGCGCTCATGGATAGCATTCATTGATGACGAAAGATCGCAAGGCAATAGCATCATCGTCACACTAAAAAATAACTGGTTTTTTTCTGATGAAAACGGATGCGGTGTGCGAGGCTTCGACACAATCAAAGAATTGGAAGAAGGCACTAGAAAACATAACGTATCTCAAAACTAAAAGACGGCAATCATGGGATTACATATGAATACCAAATACCGCGACAACATGAGCGAGACCGAATTGCGCGCCCTAATAGGCGAGATAGACAAGCTGAATGAGGCATACACCGCAGCCGCCGCTTACGATGCCGACAACACGCAGTCCGTAACCGATGAACATGAAGACGAAGGCGAATACTGGCGCAGGGCTGGCCTTGATAGCAGGGGCCGCCCATGACACACCTTGTCATCAACGGATTGGATTTGATCTACCGCAAAAGGCGCGACATTTGGGTGGCGTGTCTCGGACCAGGTTATTTCGTGCATTTTGTTCACCCTCCTGGGGCTCATTGGAAAGCACATCTACCGCTCGGCCTTGAGCCTATTGCAGTATCGAGCAGTTTGCACGACTGTGTCATTGCCGCTCAGCAGCATTACGAGCGACGGCAACAGGAAAGAAAAGCTCAAGTGCGAGTGATTCTCTATGATGCATATCATGCAACATAGGTCTAGGGGCAATCTATCTTGTAAGCTATCTTGATAGAAAAATTTATCTTTACAGTGCAAGATTTCGGATTTACTCTTACACTCAATTAACTAGGAGGTGATTAGATGAGAGCTTTAATTTTTGTCCTACCACTGCTAACCGGCTGCGCCACACCGATCGTTGACCTACCTGCGCTGGCTAGGCAGATACAGGTTCCGGCTAACTATTGTCCATATGGAACTGTTAACCGACTCGGTTCATGCCAAACAATCCAAGCCGTTGAAATCAAAAAGAGGTAATCATGTACCTAGACATTTTTAAGTCGCAGATAGATGGCGTGCCTTGCTTGATCGGTCTTACAGAGTATGTCGCAGAAATCCCGGCCATTCTGCACGGTCCGCCGGAGCGCTGCGAAGAAGGCTGGCCAGCAGAGATTAGCTTCGATGTGCTTAAGCTCAACAGCAAGCCATATCACTGGCTAGCAGACCAGATGACTCATAGCGACTACGAGCGTATCTGCCAAGAAATCGAACTGAGGCGCGAAAAATGAACGTGCACGAAAAGCTGAAGAGGCTGGGCATAACGATGGATTCTTTTCCTAGCCTATATCAAGAAATTATCGAATTGGTAGATAAGAGCGTGCTCGAAGAGCGCGAGGCTTGCGCGAAGATATGCGAGCAATCATCGATCACACTAGGTGATGCGCTGGTCATCGGCTCAGATAACAGACGGGTTGGAATTAACGTATGCGAAAACTTAGCCAGAAAGATTCGATCGAGATAGTCTCTGCTAGCGACACGGTAGATACGTTGATAGCAGACTGCAAAGCCATCGTTGACTACTACGTCGATAACGTCAAGCTACCTGGAAACGGTAGGAAGGTCGTGCGAGATGCGATGTACGCACGGGTTACACGCCTGACGTTCTCGGGGTTTGGGCCGAGGTTGCCGTTTCGGTGGGCGGGGGTAAGGAAAAAATGAGCATTGACGCAATGAAACAAGCCTTGGAGGCGTTAGAGCGAGGCGAAACCAAGTTGCGCTATGAAGCTATCGAAACTCTCCGCGCTGCAATCGAGAAGGCGCAGCCGAATGCTCGTGCGCATCATAAAATGATGATCGCGATGATAAAAGAGCATTGGCGCAGCATCGACCAGCAATGGAAAGATGATCCCGAGCTTTGTCACGCTATTGGGTACGAAGCTGGATATCACGACGCAGTAGCTCGAAGGGTAGAGCCTCCGGCAGCGGAGAGTGGTGCAGGGTTCGAATCCCTGCCTGCGTCACCTCAATGGCAAGGGCTGACGGATTCACAGATCGGCGCTGTGGCCGCAGACATATGGGGCAGCGTATTGATCGCCCCGCAAAGCTATCAAGCATTTGCCCGCGCCATCGAAGCCAAGCTAAAACAAAAAAATATGTAATTGCAATTAAATCAGAGACTAAGGAGCGGAATCATGCAGTCACAAGCAAGTAAGATTTTGGAATACATGACGCAGAACCCTATCGATCCGATGACAGCACTTCGAAAGTTCGGATGCTTTAGGCTTGCAGCTAGAATCAACGACCTTCGTAACGAAGGCCACAAAATCATCACAACAAAGAAAGACCTGCCGAACGGTAAGTTCGTTGCAGAGTACAGACTATTAAAGAGGGCGTATGACTAGAGAAGCGATGATCGAAGCACTAGAGAACAAATGGCCGAAAGAACTTGCAGATATAGGACGGCTAATCTTAAAACTGCAGACGAGGAAACGATGAATTGGAAAAAATGGAAGCCTGGCGCAGATGTGATGGCAACCTGGAAGCGTCAAAAAATTAACTTCGAAACGAAAGAGGTAGGTGAAAATGTTGAAGGTGAATTCTGGCGTCCGCCAACAGAGTACCGCACAGATTATCAATTTCGTCCCGATTATGATCGGGGAACTGGTGAGGTTCCCGAGCGGGAGGAAAGCTGTCTACAAGGGCTGCGAGAGAGTCGGGACTGCGACCGAAGAATTTGAATTTGAGTTTATCTCCGGCGGCATGATCTGCATCAGCCGCCAGAACCTTTGGATTGCAGCCCGAGACTAAGCCAGACTCTACGCTAGTGCTTGCATAGCGTTAGCGTAGAGCGCTTCTCTCTGTTGTAAGCCGAAATCGCCGCCGTTGATTAGCTTGGTAACGGTGCGAATATCGCCACTCTGCGCGGCATCTTCAATCCCTAGTCGCCGCCTAGAAGCCCAGAACCATGCAGCAGAAAGCGCGGCAGCTACAGGCTGTGCAAGCTGATCAGGGTCATCAATTAGATTCAGACCAAGCGACTCGCCGCATGCTTTGTAGTTCGCTCGACCTGTAAGCTGCTTAAGACCTCGACCGCGATACTTCCACCCGTCGCCTTGCTCTGTATTGCCAAGATTCTTGCGACCAAAATCGCCGCCGTAGATGATGTTTGCGATCGCTTCTTGATTGGCTTTCTGTCCTGTAGCGTCATTGCGACCGTAGCGAGCCGCATCTTCCTCGCTAATACGACGGCTACCGAACAACGCAGTCAGAGCTTGAACTTTGTAGTTCAGATTTTCTACGACGGTAGTTAATCCGCCTGATTCGTGGCCGACTTGACTAAGGAAAGCAGCAATAACGCTCGCATCGTGAATATCGAACAATCCCATTGCATCATTCAACGGCCCGAGATACTTCTCGCCGTTGGCTGGCGTAGCGCCAGTGGCAGCGCACAATTGATCTAGCGTAATGATCATTTCTTACCTTTCATATCGATAATCTTTTCAAGAGTACGACCGCCAAAATAAAAGCTCATGATAAGCATTCCCCATTGGCCAAGTAGCTCGACATAAGCCTGATTCGTATCCATTTTGAACGCTGACATCATCGCAAACGTGAAATAGCCAGCAAGGATAGCAATTAGAGTCATAGGGCGAATGTTCTTTGACAGCCAAGAGTCGCTCGCCATATCGGCTTTGAGCCGATCGGTTAAGTTATTTTGCTCGATTTCAAATAGCTTCGTCTCATTCGCCATCTTGGCGAGTTCGCCGCTTTGCTCTAATTGCGCGAGTTCGGCCTTAGCCTTCGCGGCTGCAGCAGGATCAGGCAAGACCCGATCTAAAATCTTCGATCCGACCTCAAGTAATGGGCCTAGAGGTAGCATTTTGTTCGTCCTTTTCTGGCTCAGCCGGTGGCGGCTTATTGTTCAAAATGTCCTTGCCTTTGATCGCTAACAGTGTAGCTAGCGAGCCGAGAATATATTTGCTCATATCAGACAAGAGGAAGAAGAACTGCTTATCTGCTGGCGCGATACCGCTCATAGGTTGCGTTACAAAAACGAGCGAGTAAAGCGAGAAGAACACCATACCCATGACGGTAAGAGCAAATACGATTCCGATGATGAATCGCAATATGCTATCTAATTGCTCAGGCGATCGATTTATCACGGCTCGCGCTCCGATTTCATATCGTTCGGTCGGTTAAGCTGATCAGGACAAGTGCCGGTAACTGCACACTCAGGTCGCTTGCATTCTTCTTTCGCCCAGTTTTTCGGGTCTTGGCACTGATAGCGAAAGCGATCAGAGCAGCCAGCGAGTGCTAACAAAAGCGTAATCGCCAGCCCTAATACTGACCAGCGGAATCCCATATACGCAGACATATAGCGGTGCTCGCTCATTATCTGCCCAGCGGATTGGTGGTGGCGCGTTTCAGCACGCTCATTTCTGATCGTAGAGCAGCGGCGGTAGCGTCTAAGTCTTGCTTGAGCGAAGCTAATCGCGTCTCTACCTCTCTCTGCTGGCTAGTAAGAGATACCTTTAGCTCGCGCTGTTGACTATCGAGAGCGGCCTTAACCTCTCGAACCTGGGATTCGGCGAGCGATTTTGTCTCGCGTCCCATCGCAGCAGATTCCGTAGCGGTACCTAGGGCGACTGCTTTAGTCTCCCGAGCTAATGCAATTGCATCACTCGATCGCTCGGCAATTCTGACAACCGCTTCGGCGGTTTGTATTTGCCGCTCTTTCATCGCTTGCATTTCGATCTGCAACGTTTGTAGTTGCTCTCGAAGCGGACCGTCGTTATACGGCTTGAACTTATCGACCGCCTCGATCGTCTCCATCATCTTCCCATAGAACTTCATTCCTCCGTAGCCCGCGCCACCGATCACGGGAAGGCCCGTTAGGATCAAGCCAAGAATCATCTGGCTGGAGAAGTTCAGCGAGTAAGTTTTGTTCTCGTCTGTAGGCATCTGGCAATTCCTGTGTAAACGGAACTAAGTTAGCTAGAGGCCGCTGAGGCTGTAACAACTGTGGCGCTACCGAGCGTTGCGGTAATGCCGGTGTTACTGCTGGCGCGACCGACGAGGACGATTGTTGATGTACCTGGGGAGCAACCATAAGCGGCTGCTCTTGATGGTGCTGATGCGGCTTGGTGAATAACCTCGACGTAGCAGGATTCGTCATCAACTGTATAGCAGCTTGCCGGCCCTGTTCTATAGTCGTAATCGACCGGGGTATCTGTATAAGCTCCGATGGCTTTGGCAATACAGGCGGAACAGGCTTGATTTCCGGCGGCACAGGCTTGATTTCCGGCGGGAGGGCAAACACAGGACATGATTGGATTACTTGCCAGTTTTGCCAGACGGGAGAGCCGAAGGGGTCTGGGCAGACGCTTTGCCGCGTTTTGATTTCATGGCCGCCGTTTTGGCAGGCTTGCGTTTGCGTTTCTGCGGTAGCTTTACAGGTTGGCTCTCGGACGGCTGGTCTACAAGTGCTGTCTTTGTAGTACCAGCCTGTGTCGAAGGCGACACCGTTGACACATCCGGCTTCGCGATAGCGGAATTGCCCCCCCGCTCCGCTAGCGCACGGCTCAGGGCTGATCCACGATCGAGAGCAAGTCGCTCCTGTATTTTGTCCAGCAGGGCAAGAGCACGCGAGAACATCATTTTTCACCCCCAGGAACGCGACCATAAAGGCGCTTAAAACGCTCAGGGTGTAGCTCGATCCACGCTTGCCTTGCCACATCGCCTATCGCTCCACCAATCGGGCATGGCGAGCCGCTCATTTCCATCGCTTCCCAGACGCGAATATCCTGGCAAAGCACGGCGACCGCCGAAACCTTTAGACCAACATCGTTCAGAACCTTGGCGAGCTTGATGCGTTGGCAGTTTTCATCGTGTACGACCGTTCCGCCGCTAAAGCCAATTACGGTGCTTGAGACGGCCCCGGAAACAGGGACCGCACAAACGTCTTGGCTCATCATGCTAATGGACGGGCTTATAGCCGCCGCTGGGGGCTGGCCTCGGTAATTGATCGTCGTATCCTGCGCTATCGCCAAAACCGGGATAAGCAGCAGTAACCAGCGCACGTTAGCCGCCGAACAATCGTTTTATGGCTAGCGTGACAGCACCACCGATAGTGCCAGCTACAGCCATCACAACCCAGATGCCGCCTTTTGTCTGGTTGATTGTGTCGCGCATAAGAGCCATGTCTTCGCGCAGCAGCTTGATTTCCTCGCGCAGAGTGCGAACATCCGCCTCCAATGCGCCGAAATCACGGCGGTCGATTTCCATCTGTACCCTCGCTGAGCAGTTCGGCTTTGATCTCCCAGCGATTGCTGCGATTCTTTGCCCACCCATGGAGCCAGACCTGCCATCCAGCGCTAATCATATCTGGGAACGCCTCGCTAGCCAATATTTTCGCCCGTCTGCTAGAGAGATTAGAGCGACTAGTCACCTGTACGGCTAGCGTGTGGCCGTTGCCAATCGCCAACAGATCGATACAGCCAAAAAGGTCCTTTTTAGTCTTGGTGAAAGCGTTCCATTTCTCGACAACCTCGACCCGATAGCCTTGCTGCCGAAGGTACGCCATCGATCGCGCTGAAGGAGTCACTTTACATCCAGATCGTAGTCTTATATAGTCAACATTGTGCCATGTGGCATACCAAACCAGCTAGGACTAGACCATGAAAACTGTATATCAGCTTATCGCTTCCGTATCTGCCGATCTCGCCCGTACAGGCATCTCCAAAGCTCAGAAGAACGACCAGCAGGGCTACAAGTTCCGAGGGATCGACGATGTGCTCAATGCTCTAGCACCGATGCTAGCAACGCATGGGCTAGTCATCCTGCCTCGCGTTATCTCTCGCAGCCAGACCGAGCGCACTACGCCTCGCGGCGGCGTCTTGTTCTATACGATCGTTGAGGTCGAATTCGACTTCGTAAGCTCGCATGACGGATCGCGGCATACCGTTAAGGTCTTTGGCGAAGCGATGGATTCTGGCGATAAATCGACCAACAAGGCCATGTCAGCCGCCTACAAGTATGCAGCCTTCCAGACGTTCTGCATCCCGACGGAAGGCGACAACGACGCAGACAAAACTACGCACGAGGTTAGCCCTTTCGTAAGCGCTGAACAGGCCGCAGAGATAGAGCGACTAGCGGAAGAAAACGGTGTTGATCTACAAGCAATACTTAACTGGGCAAAAGTTAGCAAGACAACTGAAATCCCATCTAACCGATATGAGGTGATCGTTGCCAGACTACAAAAGAAAACCGCCGAAAACCGAGGAGTTTGATTTACGAGACTTATTCGCCGCCTTTGCCGTAGTTGGTTGGCTAGCAAATAACAAGCAGCTACGGCCCAAAGATACGGCGAACATGGCTTATGACATAGCAGACGCAATGATAGAGGCGAAATATGCTAACAGAGATGAAATTAGAACAGGGAACCGAAGAATGGCTTGAGATGCGCCGCCGATTTAGGATGGCTAGCGAGACTCCAGCGGTAATGAGACTCTCGCCGTATTCAGGGCCGCAGCAAGTTCGAGACGCTAAGGCTGGCAAGCGAGGCTACGTTAACGCAGCAATGCGCAGAGGTACCGAAGAAGAGCCGAAAGCTAGGATGTGGTTTGAGGAACAAACGGCTGAGCTTATGCGCCCAGCAGTGTTTACGAATGGGCGATACGGCGCGAGTCTTGATGGCATTAGCCTTGATGGCAAAACGATCTTAGAAATTAAGACTCCGTACAAAGAAACCAGCGAGCGCTGGGAGCTTATCTTCGACGGCAAAATTGCCGACTATGACATGGCGCAAATACAGCATCAGTTGATGGTGACTGGTGCTGACGAGTGCTATTTCATGGTCTGGTCTGCAGAAAAGCAGACTGGGGTAATTCAAATCGTGAAGCCCGATAAAGACTGGTGGGCGCGAATCCAAGAAGCCTGGGGCGAGTTCGATGAGACGATCGCAGAGCGGGACGATGAACAATGGGAGCTTGCAGTTACGGAGTACCAGGCTGCAAAGCGCTTGTTTACGCATGCCGAAGATCGACTAGAAGCCGCGAAGAAAGCGCTTATCGAGATAAGACTTACAGACTCAGACAGAGGGAAAGGGGTTCGTATCGCTAAAGTGACACGACAAGGAAACATTGATTGGAAGGTAGTACAAAAGAACCACTTAGTTGGTATCGACCTAGATCAGTATCGCGCTAAATCTACAGAGTATTTCAAAGTTGAGGACGAAAAATGACTGAGTACGATCGTACAAATACCGGAGCACTGTTCGAGCCGCGTTATCAAAAGCTCATTAGGTACGGGCGCATCAACATCGAAGGGCAAGAAGATAGCTATTCGATCGTGCAGGTACAAACCAAGAGCGGCAAGACTGTCTACGAATTGCACAAGCGCGTAGGAGTCTTGTTTACCAATGCTAAACAGCGCGAAGGTAAGCGCGACCCGGACACTTACGGCAAGCTCGAAGCTCCGCAGTCTCATGTGCTCTATAACATCAGCGGATGGCGCAAGGTCGGGAAGAACGAAGAGCCGTTTACATCGTTGTCGATTCGACCTGCGCAGCTAGACGAAAAAGACGAGAGCCAAGATGACGAACTTCCACCATTCTGAAGTCGACCATCCGTCGCACTACAACCAAGGTGGCATAGAGGCGATAGATGGCATCGCCTCTGCTTGTCACGGTCTGCATGGTATCGAGGCTTTTTGTACTGGCAATGCCATCAAGTATTTGTGGCGCTGGAAACAGAAAGGCGGCGTTCAAGACCTCGAAAAAGCGCAGTGGTACATAAACCGATTGATTAGAGAGCAGCAATGATTATTTTGTGCAATGAGCCTGTGCAAGCTCACAAAGAGCTTACGACCGTAGTCTGGCCGCATATTAAGGCAGAGACTATGGCCGGGCATAAATTAGTTTTAGAGGTACGGCGCGAGACTAGATCGCTCGCAGAGAATCGCAAGCTGCACGCCCTGCTAGGTCTGATCTCCGATCAAATCGAATGGGGCGGCAAGCTGCGCGATGTTGAAACTTGGAAGCGCTTGCTAACGGCTGCTTGGCTACGCGCTCGCGGCGAAGATACGGAAGTTCTGCCAGCTATAGATGGGCGAGGCGTTGATGTTGTCTTTCGACGAACTGCCCAGCTTACGCGACAAGAGTGCGCCGAGCTTATCGACTTCATAGAGGCTTGGTCGGCTGAACAAGGAATCGTAGATGAACAACAAGCTGTCAGCTAGAGAGCGAGCGCATTTAGCAAGAGTCAAAGAGCTTCGCTGTTCTGTATGCGATGCGCCGCCGCCATCCGATGCTCATCACATCAAGCAGGGCTTACAGTGGACAGCCGTCGCTCTTTGCAAAGACTGCCATCAGGGTAGCTTCATGGGCTGGCACGGCCAGAAACGCGCCTGGGCGATCGCGAAGATGGACGAGCTAGATGCTCTCAACGTGACCCTATCGAGGCTGCTATGACGCGCTTTAAGATCGAGCCGCGCCTCTTAAGCCGTTTAGACGCAGCGCGATACCTCGGCATATCTCTGAGTACGTTCGTGCGAATGCACCAGGCCGGCGAACTGCCGATGCCGCTCAAGATTCGCAAGCGCGTACTGTGGGATAGACACGATCTAGATATGATGATCGAAGCCGTTAGAGAAACACTATCGAAGCCGGATATTCGATAGCGAAAATTGTTGAAAAACAGCTTTACATCATCGGTAAATATCTATAAGATTTCTACATCGAAGCAAATTTACTAGGAGCTAACAAGATGACAACCAATTATTTCAACGGATCAGAGCAACTTATATCAATTTGGCCTGTTCCTAATTCTGAATTCATTGCTTTAGGTGGAGTCAAAAGTGCTTCTAACGAATACGATAGCTTCAAGCGTATTGTTGGCAAAACATCTGATGGGCGGATTCTTCCAGTCCAGCGCAAAATCGAATACAAAAAATTTCCAAGCAAGCATGAATGCAATAGCAAATGCGTCAATGGAAAACATAACGGCGCTTGTGAATGTCAATGTGGCGGCAAGAATCACGGTATCGGTATGTTTACTAACCTTCTAAAAGCAGCATAACTATCAACAGGGGCTTCGCCCCCTATCAATTTCTAGAGGTGAATTATGCAAAAGCAACAGCAAGCACTCAACAGAGCAACCAGCAACGAGTCAGTCGCTAACTACGCGACGATCATCAAAGGCTTTCTCGACAAAGGTATCGCGATCGAGGATATCAAGCCACGCGAGAATGTCTTCACATTCTATGCTTGGAAAGCTCTAGATCGATACGTTCGCAAGGGGGAGAAGGGCGTACAAGTTCTTACCTTTATCGAGCGCAAAGACAAAGATACAGGAGTGATCAGTCGCAGACCTTGGCGCACTACGGTATTCCATATCTCTCAAACAGAATCGATTAACTAAGGAGCAATTAAATGTCACTCATTCAATCAATCTGCGTACACGGCGTAACCAGCATCAAGATCGACCCGCCAAAAGAGCACATTCTTACAAATGACTGCTACGTCACCCGCACGATTACAATCTGCGCCGGCAATCAAAAGATCGAGCTAACGTGCTTTAGTGAGCACGGCTCGCTAGATGATGACAACGAACTAATGCGCTTCATAGTCTAAGATCATGCGAGACAATGACCAGGATCGCTTCTGGCATGAGTATCAACGCCAGCAGCAAGAAGATGAACGGCGAACATTAGAAATCTTGCACGAGGAAAAGATGAGAGAGCTTAACAATGAACGCGCCCAGCGCATCAATAACTGGCTTAACTTGATCGGCGGCAGTATCGTAGGCGCTCTGCTGGCAGTTATCATCTACTTCACGCTATGAGAGAGCATGGCGTAGTCTTGGTGCGAACGATCGAGCCGAAAGTTTGCACCGAGCTTATTTCGCTCGCTAATGACAAGCCTTTGCGCGGTCGTATAAACACAGATACGGGCGTAGCCATAGATGCCATGCGAGATGTAGACGTATGGCCGCTCGATAACTGGGTAAAAGGCCTTATGTCCGATCTGGCCGACGAAGCAAACGAGACACTCGGCTATGCGTGCGACGGCTTGCAAGAGCTTCCGCAGCTTTTACGCTATCAAGCCCCGTCTGCTCATTACGGCTGGCATACAGACATGGGTGAAGGTTTTGCCAGGAATCGCAAAATAAGCCTGATCGTGAACCTTAATGAAGGCTACGAAGGCGGCGATTTCTGGGCATTCCTAGACGGCCCGTATAAGCTGCCGCTCAAGCGAGGTATGGCGATCGCATTTCCATCTTGGATGCCGCACAAGATTGGCCGAGTAAGCAAAGGCGAGCGGTGGTCGCTGGTAGCCTGGATTTCCGGTCCTGAATTACGGTAGAGTGCTTGTCAAAGACGCCAAGCCGGTAGTGGCGTATAACACCGGCAGCAAGTGCAGAGCCTACCCTGTCTCCTCTGGTCTGTGAACTCGCTGACAGCCGGGAAAGACCGGCTATTTCCGCTCCATGTTCAGACCAGCTAAAGTCAGCAGCCTTTCTCTCTCGCTTTCGCCTTTAGACGTAAGCTGCAATTTCTCGCCTTCGCAAGCGACGAATCCGGCATCGATAAGCTCTTTGGCTAAATCTTCTAGCGGCATGCGATCACGCGAGATCGTCAAGATACCGCCAAGCCTTCTTTGCTGAACGTTACTCAGCTTGCTCACATTACGCTTTCATAATGTACGCAAGAGCGTAGTACGGCGGGAGGTTTGCATTCGCCGGTGACGATCCACTGCTACCAACAGTAACCGAATGCGAATGCGCCGGGATGCTCATGTCTACCGTTGGCCTCGACCCGACCCCGGCAGCGCCTTGCATCCTATTTGGAAGGCTCGCGCCACTTACTGAAAACACGCCTGTTGCCGAGCCTGTCTGGTAAGAGCCGAAGTCGCTTCCGATGTTTGCAGAAATCGAGCCAGTTGCAGCGCCTTGCGAGTCCGTGCTCGCCGAGTGCGTATGTGCGGGAACAATTAAATCTTTATTACCGCCGGTCTGTGTTGCCGATCCTGTAATAGCGGTCTTTGCAACCCCGGAGTCATCCGCATTAGCTGCAATAACGAATCTATTTCGTAAGTCTGGTGTCCCGTTATTTCCGTCGCATAGATACCATCCGGCTGGAATGCTTGCGATCGACCCCGACCACATAACAATAACGCCAGTCGGAATAATGTCCCGTACAAACGCCGTAGTCGCAATTCTCGTTGAGTCATCGCTGGCGGCTGGCGTGTTAGACGTAGGCGAACCAGTAAGCGCTGCGCTAGAGACTAGCGAAAATGTATCGGTCGAGTTATCGACGTTTCCTAAAGAAATCCAAGCATCGTTATCGCCATTTCGTAGCTTAAGAACAGCAGGCGATGCGCTTGTATCTACCCAAATTTGGTAGGGAAACGTAGGAGATGGTGCGCTCGACCCAGAGGAATGCGTCGCAAGTGCTTGCAAAGCATTATTCAGGTCTGATCGGAACCCCGGAAAACCTTGATTCGCAATCGTAAAATCATGCTGGCTCATATTTCACCACCGTATCCGCGAGCAACCCAGTCAAACGTTCGATTGACCGATGTATTCGCTGCGTTAAAGAACTGAATCGTAAAGCCTGTGCGGCTCTTACTGGTAATTGTGAAGTAATCACCAGTCGCCATATTTTGCGCGGCAATAGAGAGTGCCGGGGTATCCTTAAACGCAGGGCTGAACGTAACTGTGTATGCCGCAGCGCCGCTCGCAATATCGTCACCAAACGCGACCCGATCAGGCATATCGCAGTCAATGCTAAGAGCTTCTATTGCTGGAGTAGCGGCGGTTGTCAGCGACGTAAGCACCGCCTTAAACCTCAAAGCTCTAGCTACATATTCACCAGCATAGAACTTACGATAGGCACTCCACGTTGGCGTTCCGGCTGGGTTATCTTCAGTAGTTGATACATAAAGATCAACGTTAACATCGTCGAACTGCGTAGCGTCTCCGTCGAAGTCACCAGCCCGGTCATCGAAGTTTCCGCCAGCATCATCAAAATTATTTACCAAATCTTCGCGAATCACTTCAATATTTGCAGTAACTTTAGACGTAAATACCTGATCTAAATCGATGATGTTACTAAAGATGTATTCGCCAGAAGTTTGTCCACTAGACAGTTGTAAGCGAGAAGATACGACGGTGCAGTTAGTCTTAGTGCCGCTAAATGTTGGGTCTTCTGTAATTGTCTCTATCGCATTTTGATAAACAGCCTTCATTACATTCGTAATGATTAGCGCTGGGTTCGAAGATGGATTGCCTGTCTTATCGTATGCCTTAATAAGATACGTTCCCGTAAGCGCGGGAACGACAACAGAGTTGGCTGGCCTTGGAACCTTATCAACGAGGTCTACAGCATTAGAGTACGTCGCGCCCGTTGTAAGGGGCGAGTATCGTATCCGATAGTGAGACAAATCGAGGTCTGCTATAGGCGTCCACGATAGATGCGCATCGCCTTCAATAATATTTACAGAGAATCCTGTAACGTCCGACGGCGGCGCAGTCTTGCCAACAATAATATGATTCTTAGTCGTATACTCAGACGCAGCCCCGAGTGTGCTGATCGTTCTAGCGCGAACGTTGTATGTAGCTCCATCTACAACGTTCTTTAACTCAAATACATTACCGGATGCTTGCCCAAGGTTTGTGTATTCAGTAGCCGTACTGATCTTTGCTTCTACTTCATAACGATCGCGGAAAAATCCACCGCCAGAGAGCGTTACGATTAGGCTAGTAAACAGCGTTTCCGCTTCCGAGCGAAGTTCATCGGAGGTCGAGATGCCGGGGGCGATTACTGTAAACGGGTTCGGCAGATTTGTATTCGGCGCTGCATCAACCGAGCTTTCTTCGGACGTTGACCAATCGAAAACAGAAGAGGCTGTCTCTCGTAGTTCAAGATCAAACCCGATCAACGTTCCGTCATTTTGTTGCTCAAGAACGATTGTATTGCCAACAACCTCGAACGGCTTGTTAGACCATCCAAGACGAGTGTTATTGATATAGATAACGTCGCCAACACGAACGTCCATCGCCGTTAGCTTCGCAGGGTAGTTCAGCGTAATCTCTTGCCGAGACGCAAGAAGATCGATTTTCGCCAACCTCTGCGCCATCGAGGCTGAGGTAGTAAACGGCAAAGAAATATCTTTCCAAACCGTTTGATTGTTGTCTAAAGCTATATAAGTAGCAGAGCTAATCGGCGGAAAGTCTGTAGGCTGCCACAAGTTTTCGGGCGAAGCGAACACGCCTTTAATGCTATTAAACTGCTGCGCTCTCGATACCTTCGTTTTAATCCGCATTCCGCCGCGAAGGTCATCTTCGTCTAGCGTAATCGTTGGCGTGTTGTAAGCCCCGGCGATTACCGTCCATCTACCGTTCGTGTAGATGAGCTTGCCGTGCATTGCGGTAATAATCTTGTTAAGAATATCCTCCGGCGTCATGCTCGTATCAAACGTTCCATGCGCTTCGTAACGATTCTCTGTTCCGCCACCAGCAAGATTTACATCCTCATCACAGATGTTTGCGGCGGTATTAAACGATGTTGTGTCGATCTCCGAGCTTGACAGCCCAAGCCCGTATCGCGCATTCGTTAGGTAGTCATAAATTACCAATGCCGCATTCGAAGAGTATGCGGTTGTGGCTGTACGGGTATCGTATAGCTTTTTGCCTTGCACAACCGCCGTAATGTTTGGGATTCCATTCGGGAATATGTCGGTTGAGAATTTGAGCCGAACATATATCGCGGCACGACCGCGTAGACGATGCGCAGAAGTCCAGTACCCGTTCGACTCCGATACAAGGTCTGCAAACGCAGCTTGATCGTCAGTGCCAAGCGCTTTTTTTATGCGAACGTAACCCGTATAGCGAGCATCGGTCGCGTCGCCGTTACCGTCTAGCGTTACTTCGTGATCGTCGAAATAAATCTTTTCGATCGCCTGAACTTCATGGCATGCGAGAACGATAACAACATGCAGATATTCGTTGCTAACCTCGGTAGTCTCCATGTAGACAACCGTACCACCGACTCGAACGCGACCGTATATAACTCGATGCGCCGCGATAGCATCACGGCGACTAATCATTCTTCCTTGGCTTTGTTGTTGAAATCCAGACTCCGCTTGCTGCTGTGCGTATAAATACGCCGCGCCGCTAATAATAAAAGTAACAGCTGCAGCCGAAAATGCAGCAGCAACTGTAGCGCCGACTGCTATCTGAACGCCATAGGTCGCAACAGCGGCAATAATTACCGGGGGCATCGCCACCCCTTTTTCGCAAGCGTCATGCTGTAGAACAACACTCCGTTCGGACCAGCGGCAGCGAACTTACTCCCAACACAAATTCCTAGCGCCGCACCCTCTTCGGTTTCACACAAGATTACATCTCCACGCCGCGCAAGCGCCGGGTTTATAGGGGTTAAAAGTCCGTCGACAATAGAAGATAGCCCTCCTGCCTTATAAATCCTTCTAGCGGCTCCAAATCGCGTCGTATAGCCTCTTAGGCTCGCAGCATAGTCTACGTTCGTAAGCACCTTTACCGCGTCCGCGACAAATAGACAGCAATCGTTCGTACCCCACTCAAACGGAGTGTTGCGCCGCTCGATCAGAAACGCTTCTAGTTTAGTAAGAGGTTCCACCGGTATCGCTCGGCGTCGATGTAACAGGCTCTACTGCCTGAAGGTTATTTCCTGCTCTACCCCACGGAATGTCTTTGTCTTGTAAGGCTAGAACAAACTCCATTCCTAAATCGCCCGGAAATTCTCGCTTTTGGTCTTGATCTGTATATCGCGACGATCTCGGGCGGCTAAGATCGATTAGCCGCGACTCGTAGGTGATCGCGATCGAACACGACTCCGCATCTTCGGAAATAATAGGCGTATCGATACGCCCTTCGAAGATTAGCCATGGCGTCGCAACGACGCTTCCTGAAGAAAGGAATCCTAGCCAAACTTTCCCTAAAGCACCCTGCCGTACATCCGACAAGACAAGCGATAATAAATCGGCAGGAATACCGTTAAACGTAACAACGATACCCGTTGCCTTAATTTCCGCCGACTCTTCGATGTTCGATACTTGTACGAGACTTCCAGCGCCTAGCCATGTCTGACTATCCCACGACAGATCGCCGATACCGCTCCACATCCGCACGTTCCCAGACGCAAACTCGCCGTAGAAAAACAGAATCGGCGTAACGCTAGCAGAGCCGATCTGCGAGAGCATTCCCGCTGATAAGCCTCGACTCATAGCGCCTCGGTCGCAGAAAACGTAATACCGTACTTCGAAACGTGATCAGCATCCCAGCTAAGCTCGTTCGAATCCATGCGGAATACGGCTTTAGGTGAAATAAACGTAACCGCAGCGCCGCCAGATGCGGTAGCCTTGATAGTCGGCTCTACGCTAACGCTGACCACACCGGAGCCATTACTCGTAGCGTCAGCCGTAATCATGTATAGCTTTGCAGTCGCAGCCGATCCGATCTGGATGTAATCGCCAGCTTTGAAAGCAACTATGCTATTACCTACGCCAGCGATCGAAACGTCATAATCGCCGATCGCAACAGCCGTATTGAGCGTAGGCGTCGCAGAAAGACTAATAGCACCGCGAGGATTCTTGGCGTCAGGATCGCCAAGCAAGAAAGTTCCGCGCCGGCCATGTAGCTGCATAAAGAATGACTGCCAGGCTGCGGCGGTTTCCCGCTTCATAGGCGGCAGCTTAATTTCGGCAACCCACAGCGCCATCGGCCATTCGTAGACTTGCTGCTGCCCGGTAAACGGCGACTGCGCCATAGCGACAGCGCGACGGATAGCGAATCGAGACGCTACCGGGGCTGGCGTTGCCGGCATTGTAAGCGGATAAGACGGGGCTGGCATTATGCGAACGCCTTACGATAAGAGCCGCCACGGGTTGCAGCTTGCGCTACCGCAGCCTTAGTAATATCGGCGATCTGCGGCATCATGTTGTTAATCTCTGCTCGCACCGTAGCCTGAACGCCAGTGGTTACAGCGATCGTCTGGTTTACGACTACGCCACCACCGCCGCCTAGCGCCGAGCGCGTATTGTTGGAATTCATAATCGAGCCAGCAGAGTGCGGGATAAATAGCTCTGGTCCGCGCTCGCCAACAATCGTCGCTTGGCCAGAAGATACCGCCCCTCCGGTAGCTCGTAGAGTCGGCCCGATTACGCCATACGATCCGGCTAAAGCGACTTGATCGGGCGTCGGTACGGTTGCCATACCAAGCGCGGTACGAATCGTATTCATTAGAGGCACTACGATTAGCATTCGCGTGACTTCTTGAAGAATCATATTCGTTAGATTCTTCATAAAGGTTTTGAACGAATCGCTAATCGTCTCTACGCCGCTAAAGATGTTGACCAGCGATGTAGTCATCAACGATTCTGTTTGCGTGATCATCTCGCCAACAGACTTCATCAGCGGGTTGGTCATCATAAGTTGCTCGTTGAGCTTCTTAATCGCGAACCCGTATTCATCCGCTGTGATTTTTCCGGCTTCGAACGCATTGGTAACGTCGCCGATTGTCTGACGTACTCGTTTCTCTTCTGTATCAAACGATCGCACGGCGCTTACACCAGCATCTATACTGCCTTTCAGTTTTTCCGCGCCTTTAATTTCTGCGAACACTAATCTCGCTCGCTTATAGACCTCTTCTAATTGCCCGTCCGTCAAGACTTGCCTTGCTCCAGCAGTGAGCCGAGCGAAGAACATCTCGAACTCGTCGGTCGTTCGAGCTTCGGTTCGCATATCTTCTAGTTGCTTCGTGATGCCCTTAATCGCATCGCTTTGCGTAATGAGGATAAAGTTATTGCGAAGCGCGGAAACGTCTATTCCCAGAGCTTTGATACGAGCTAGGTTTTCAGCGCCTACAAACTGACTAAATTGCCTCTCAAGCTCAGGAAGTGCGTTTTCGTTCCTTGTAAGCGCAAGTTCTTTGCGAAGATTAAACACAAGAAGGTTTAACTTCGCGAACTCGTTCACATCGACAGCGCTTTGTAGCGCTTCTAGGTCTTTGCGCGAGCCTGTAAATAGACCTTCGTTAGTAAACTTTGGCAGCATGTCCGCAGACTTAAGCGCTGCAACCATATCTTTAGAGAAGCCGCTCGCCTCAAGTTTTGCGGCCACCATTTCTTCACGCAAACCTTTTATTGCGTCTGTAAACTTTGCTGCGGCTTGTTCCGCCGGTTTTGGGTACGCATCTTCAATAGTTTTATTCAATTCTTCTTGTGATTTTTTTAATTCTTCCGTCGCTTCTCCAGTCTTAAATAACGTATTGCCAATTTTTTCTAAAACGTGATCAAGAACTCCTGTTACTTGAGCAAGAAAACCTAATCCAACAGCAATTATAGTTAGAGGATTTTTCTTAAGAATTAGAGCCAACGCCGCAAATGCAGAACCTGCTCTAGCTACGCTAAGACCAAAAGTAATCATAGCTGTTGATAGGGCAAGAATTTTATTAACAGTAATAACAGCAAAAAATACTAAAATCACTTTAGTAATCGTATCGAAGTTTTCTTTAAGGAATACGATCGCGCTACCTAAACCTCGCACTGCGCTAGCAAGCGACTGACCGATAGTCCTGGCTAGAGAATCGCCCTCGCCGACAGTATCGGTAAATAGTTTCACAATATCAGTTAGCGCTTTTTTAAGTCCGGCCTCGCCGATCAGCTTGAAAAACCGATTGGTAGCATCTTCTAAGTTAGAGAACCTACCAGTAAGCGTCTGCGCTGCCTTATCCGTAGCATCACCGAAGTTCGTCTGCGAGATTTGTCGCAGGTATTCGAGGATGTTGGATTTATTGATCGTGGTAGATACGCCTTTAAACGTAGCAACGGCACTATCGCCCTCAGTACGAACGACGATGCCCAGGCTTTTGAGCATCTCAAATTCGCCGGTAGTCGCGTTCAGGATGGCTTGCGCAACGTCCTGAATGCTCTTACCTCTAGCAGCGGCCAAGTTACCAACGTCACGCAGTACGTCGCTAGTCGGCGCAATACCGGCAGAGACAAGCGTCGTAAAGGCCTGGGTTACTTCCTGAACCTGAAAGGTCGTGCGCTCGCTGTAGTTCGTAATAGTCTGCATCGCCGCTGCCGCTGCTTCTGCGGTAGGCGATAACGACTTAAGCCGCGCTTCTAAATCTTCGAATTCTCGAATGGTACTTACGACTTTACCGAGCGTAAGCGTACCTAGCACCGCGCCGATAGCAACGCCGAGATTTCTAAAAGCGTTAGATGCGCCAGTGGTCGCGCCCTCCAAATTCTTGAGCGAACCGGTGGCACTAGTGCCGAAGGTCTTGATTTGCCCTTCGACTTTAGAAAGGTCCCGGCGCAGGCCCGATAGATCAGCCTCGATCCTAACTAACAACGTATCAAGGGTGGTGGCCATTAGTCCGGGTACCTTTCCATCAGATCATTAAGCTCGTCCCTACTCAGCGGCGGCGGCTTCGCCGAATTGAACTGCTGGAATCCACGAATCGCTGCATACCATTCTGCCGGGCTCTGATCCCAGAAATCACTGGCTCGCATACTCATCGCACCAAGCCCGATCTCCATGAACTTAACCCACGGTATTAGCTCGATTCGCTGTCCGCCGCCACCACCTTTCCCGGCTCGCCTCCTGCCGTAAGCGCATAAGCGATGATCTCACCCGCTACACGCATTGCTTCGGCTAGGCCAGCAGCCCACACCATCTCGCCGATTTCTTTCTGATCTACGCTATTACCGCCAGCACGCACAATAGGCGTGATGATGGATAAAAGCTCGTTAACCTTGAGATCGCCCTCTTGCAATTTCTGCGCGATCTTAACCAGTCCCATTCCGAGCGCATTCTCGATCCGCATAAGGGTATCGAGCGTGACTCGCCCGGTATAGGTTTTCTCACCTAGGTTAACTTTGATTTCGCCGCGTTGTGGGTTTAACATCGATTACCTCAATGGTAGATACCAACCAGACCTCGCCACGATTGGCGACGTTTTCTACTTCAGCAACAGCGTAAGTTTTTCCGTCGGCTACGATTGTAGCCCCTACCTGCACTTCTTGCAGAACAGAAAATTTCTCACCCTTCTGCGCTACCGTAACAGCTTGGCCGTCGATCAGAGCATCAACCTGCGTCCACATGGCAAGCTCCTTATGCGAACGTGACAGCGCCAGCAGACTCAAGCGTTACAGAGTAAGTGACCTCGCCGTTATACTCCCCAGCATACTCAAGCGAAGCAATCATAAAGGTACCGGTATAGGTACCAAACTCTGGGATCACAATTTGGTAACTGCTGAACGATGCGGCATTAAATGCCGTGCGCAGCGTTGCATCAGCGGTTACGTCAGTAAAGACGCCCGAACCGGAGACGGTCATAGAGTTAACGCCGCCTTGAGCTAAGAGCGTGCGAAC